AATCTCAACCTCAACTTGGGCAATCATTTGCTCACCAATGTAGTCTAACCAACGGGCATAGACATCACCTGAATTACCTTTCAAGCTTTGGCTGATCTCGGGGAGTGTTACTTGGAGGTATGTGCGGTAGCACAAGTCACCGTTGCGACTGATTGTGCATGTTACGCGGCGACCGAAATCGGCTTGGCCAGAGAAAGTTTGCTCAATAGATTCCATGGCAAAGTTTGTGTGGCGTCTGTATGACACCTTCCAGAAAGTGATCTCGGGGGTTCCTGTGAGGAAAACGTCTTGGGCGCCATAGGCGACGAGTTGCATAAGTCCACCAGCCATTTTGGATTTATCCTTATACTATTCTAAAAGAAAATAATTTTGGGAGAAATGAATTAATTCATTTAATTAATAATAAAATAAGTGTTTTATTGTATTATTCTTAAAGTTTCCACACAATAAGTACAGAAAAAATAATCATAAAGTACAAAGAGTACAATTGTAATTTTTCCTAAATTAACATATAGCCAATTCGGGAAGTTTGTTATTTTTTATCTAACAAATTCGTAGAAAAATTGGAGAGCAAGAAATCTTCTAAATAATGATCCTGGAAGATTTCCCTGCGATTTTCATGTTTTTTTGTGAAAATATAAGAATCATTGGATTTTTTTATACTCCATCCTTGGTCTAATGCATTCATAATAAATACCATTTTATGCATAGTATTTTTCTCTATTTTAATATTAGTAGATAAGGGTTGCGCAATTAATTCAGTTTCCATATACATTTTAAGTGATTAAATAAAGAAAACTTTACCGAATGGATTTTCTAGTATGATGGCGAGATCTTTTTCTGTATTTTCTAGATCCACCTGCTGCACCAACTGGACCAACTGGAATTAGTTGTCTATTGACTATATTTCTTTTTAGTGAATTACTACGGGACCTACCTTGTGAAATTCTACCCGAGCTCTTTTGAGAAGCACTACGAGATTTTTTTTGAGAATTACTACGAGATCTTCCCCGTGAATCGCGTTGCGATACCTGTTGAGCAACTCCAACTGTCTTACGTTTAGTAGTTTGATTTTGACTGCGAAATTCACTTAACATAGTAGAAAAACTATATCTATTAAATAATTTGACTAACTCTGATTTCTTAGTATCTTTGTAGGATATTTCTTTTTTGTAACAGTCGTCTATTATTTTATTAAAAGAATTTTCAGTTGCTTTATACAAAAATTCCCTTGCAGCTTTTGATTTATCTTGATCATGATTGTTAAAAGTAGGTTCAGAATAGTCATAATCTTCTCCAAGTACAAATAACTTTATATTTTGCAGAGAATCATACAATCCTTTGCCATATTTTGATGGAGATGAATATAAATAATATTCAATATTGTAATAAGGTATTGAGTTTTTTCCAGTACTTAATTTTTTGAAAAATAAATAAAGGGCTTTCTTATCGGCGATGTATTGTGATTTTGAATATTCTGTAAAATCTATACCGATTTGTTCCTCATCTAAGCATAGCAGTAATTCGTAATGTTCTAGTAATTCAAGATAAATAGTGATTATTTCATCTTTGTTATATTTTAATGGATTAGATAAAAATGAACGATATTGTTCTATTCTGCTTGGTTGTCCACCACCTATACTCATTCCACCTCTTGCTTCTCTTGCCTCTTTTTCACTATATCTTGTTTCTACTAATCCCGTAATAATATCGGGTTCAATTTCTAATTTATCACTACTAGCATCTTCATGACCAGGCTGAGAAACATTTAAATGAATTTTATTAGTTACATCATCAGTATATGCTTCCATTTTTATACCTTCAAGATCTATGTAAATAAGTAATTTACGTCTATTTTCTATATATGCCAATACAAGATCGTTTGATATACTATTATTTTCATGACTAGTTAATACGCAATTTTCATAAATACGATTTGTATAAAGGGTATCTCTATCATTTAATAATTCTAATACACTTGTAATACGAGTAAAAGGACCTTCGCGTTGACCTGGGTAAAGGTAATTTAATAGTATTGGTATTGTTTCAAAAAATATGATTGGTTCAGTATTTATTTCTTCTGTTACTAAACGAATGTATTCATCACGGCGTCCTCCTCCCACTAATCCAATTACTGAGCCGTTATTATTACTATTCCCACTTCTTCCTTTGGATTTTTTTTTACCTGTAGTAGAAGACTCTTTAGCGACAGCAGCGGCTTCACTAGCAGCGGCTGCAGCAGCAGCGGCTTCACTAGCAGCAGCTGCAGCAGCAGCGGCTTCACTGGCAGCAGCTGCTGCTACTGCAGCTGCAGCAGAAGCTTTACTGGCTGCTTTACTCTTTTTTGTTGTCCGACCTGTAGCACCAATTTTGTCTTCATATTTAGGTATATAAATAATCATATATTCACACCCATCTAATATAGCGGGTTCTCCATTTAAAACACAGTATGTGAATAACATTCTATCAATTGTCAACAATACTAATTTTGTAATAATATGTTCAGAATCATCAATTCTATTGCAAATAAATTCAGGTATAATATTATTGTTTACTAATCCCATGATACCCTTTTGCAATGCATCACCATAACGTTTTTGTGAAAAGAGGCGTACAAAATTTTTATTTTTTTCCTCTTCTTTTAATTTATTTTGTTCATCCTTGCTATTTATAAAAGTAGTATAAAATGCAACTCTATTTAACTTATCATCAGGAACAAAATCTTGTTTAGGCACTTCGGATGTTATTGCATTTACTTGTTTCTTCACTTGCGTAATACAATTTATATGTTTTTTAGATGCGTTTAGTACACAGTTCATAGGATATTTTTTATCATTGTAATTTAATGATATTTCACAACCCATTTTTTCTTCATCTGTATCTATAGTTAATCCCATAAATTGCATGTCATATAATCCTTCAATTTCTCCAAATACAGTAATATCACGTCTGTAATCTGTACGAGGATTGTTATTAGTTGCTCTATATACTCGCTGTTGACCAGGTTTTTCATAATAGTATCCATCTTCTCCATACACTCTTCTAATTTTATTTTTATCAAAGATAGATAACTTTCCAGATGGATCATTAATAGATTCTTGGGTCAATACATATGCGTATTTTCCGGTACCTTCAAAACAATCTCCCATCGTTTTTGAAGTATCAATAATTAAATTAATTCTCCTCGTTACTGGATCTACCCATCCTTTGTGGTCAAATAAACCTGCGATATTGTTACCGATTTCTTTTGCTCTAGGAGAATCTTTACAATCATGTATAAAAAAGAAATTTTTTTGTCCAGTAGTGTCTACTTCACCTAATTTGTTAGAAATTGAATGTAAACAAAAATAATTTTCTAATTCTTTTACTGATAACAAAGATGGCACTGTTCCTGTGCTAGTTGAGAAATTAGAAAAATACATTGGAATTCTAATATCTTCTAATTTAAATCCGAATTTTGCGAGAAAATAAAAGGCAATATTATCATAATAATTTCTACCATCTGTCCGACTGAACATAATAGAATCATAACAAATACCAAACTTACCAAAATCATGTAATGTATCAAATAATTCTATAATCTTTTTAAAATAATTAAAATCAAAACTTCCTGCGGAACCTTGTGTAGCAAACAAATCAATATCTGTGTTATCTTTAGAATGTAGAGAAAAATCTGCTGCTTTTATTTGATCTCTTTCAAAATCAATAGGCATTACTTTTTGGTCTGGAGTTAATCTCGTTAGTAATGAAGTTTTACCTAATGTAAATACTGCTTTATCTAAATAACTCATAATAATGCTATGTAAAGAATATATATAATGGATACAAAAAATATATAGAACTGTTTCCTCAATATATATATTTTAATGAATCAGCAAAAACATGGTAAATCAGGTCAGAAACAACAGGCTAATACAATAGATGAGAAACACAACGAATTATTAGACTATTTTCATGATATTGAATCTATGATTATACCTAAAATAGAGACCGAAATAGAAGGATTGAAAGAAAAGGCTAAACTATTACATGAAACACAAATAGAACAATATTTGGATATAAAAGACCAAATATTGAAATTGCGATTAGAAATCAGATTTTTAAAAGGTGAGAAAAAACGGTATTTATTGGATAATTCTAAGCATATATTTCATTATTTTGAACAGAAACAGCAAATTTCTAGTGGAACAATGATCAAGCAAAATTCTAATGTGGTGAATTCATTTTTTAAAATAAAATCGGTTAATCCAGAGGCTGCTAATCCACAGAGTGAGAAATATGCTATTTCTAAAAAGGCATATCAGAGTTATTGGCGAAACGTCAGTAATGAATTACCAAATATCCAGCAATTTGTGGTCTCTTCTGACTTGTGTGAAATTTGTAATGTGGGTGAGATGATTCCACAGGATGAAGAGGGAATTTTGATTTGTAATAATCCCGGATGTGGTAAGTTTATTACTTATATTATTGATAGTTCCAAACCAACGAATAAAGAACCACCGAATGAGGTCTCCTATACTGCTTATATTAGATTGAATCATTTTAAGGAGATTTTATCACAGTTTCAGGCAAAAGAGACTACCCAAATTCCAGACGAAGTGATTAGTGCGATCAAGGCGCGAATTAAGAAAGAGCGCATTAAAGATATGTCCTTGATTAATTACGATAAAATGCGGGATATTTTGAGAAAGCTGGGATTTAATAAATATTTTGAGCATATTCAATATATTAATTCCTTGTTTGGTATTAAACCACCGATCATGAATGAAGAGTTACACGAGACACTGTGTGTATTATTTATTGAGATTCAGAAACCATGGGCAGTACATTGTCCGGCGAACAGGACGAATTTCTTTAATTATACGTATACACTGCACCAATTGTGTGTGCTTTTAGATCAAACCCAATACTTGCCTTATATTCCGATGATGAAGGATAGGGAAAAACAGTTGGAACAGGATATGATCTGGAAAAAGGTATGTAATGATTTAGACTGGGAGTACTTCCCGAGTGTATAAAGGAAACCTACGGAACCTTCGGAAACCCCAACCCCCCCTCCCTTATTCGTGGTTTATTTCTATTTCATTTTTACACAT